TTTCGTGTTATTACAAAATTGTTAAAATCACTATTTGCGATAACACTGAAAAATCGATTTGGGTTAAAAATATTATTATGTTTTCTTAATGATAGGTTAGTATGTTCCATTTTGAAAAGTATTTTGTATAATTATAAGATTACATTATAATTAAAATAACAATCAATTTTTTTATAAATATAAAAAAATGGGCGTTTTAAATGAGAAAAGGTAAATAATTTTAAATACAATTAAAAAAAAAATGAAAATAAAATAGTACTTGAATAAAAGGTATAAAAGATTAAACAGAATGCTTACGACATTGTTATTTATCACGATTATTATTTCGTATAAAACGTTTACAAAAGGGTTTGCGATGCTACCTAGCTTTTCAATTAACCCTCGAATGACTCCATTTTCAAAAACACAACTAAATGTGAGATTAACAAGTACGCGTTTTTACGAGGATGCAAATGATAAAAATAAACGAAAAAAAAATTACAACTATTATGAATTTGATTCTAATTTTAATAATCATATTCGAAAAGAACAAACTGGTCTACTAAATAATGCAAAATTGGATAATAATGAGACATTGTATACTCTTATATGGTTTGACTGCGAAAATTGTAAAAAATTAATTGATGACCTAAAAAATGAAGGTAAAAAAGTATTGTATATCAACGGAGGTCATTATTTCTTTGATGAAACCGATGAAACAAACAACACTCCTTTATTTTATAAAAACGATGATTTAATTGCAACGGATTTGTTCACTATTTACGAAGAATTATTTTTCAAAAATATAAATGAGGAACAAATAAATGAAAACCTTTAATTTTAAAAATCAGATTTTAAAAGGTTTAAACAAATATCATTATAAGAATATATAATGATGTTTAGAAGGGTCTTTATAATGCTACCATTTCTTGTAACACAATTCGCATACAATCATTTTAAAAAGTCTAGTATTGTTCGTAATTTATCCATGAGAAAAAGCAAACAAAACGACTTTTCAGATAAATTAATTCCAAAATCATTATTTTCTTCTTATTTTCCTAAAACACAAAACCAAATAAATTATGTAAAATGTTTAGATGAAGAAACTAGTAAGATAATTGTGGTAACAGGACCAGCCGGCACTGGTAAAACGCTGTTTGCGTGTTTGAAAGCCATAGATTTATTGAGTAAACATGAAATTAATAAAGTTATCATAACGCGACCAGTCGTAACAGTAGAAGAAGAATTAGGGTTTCTTCCGGGAAACATTGTATCCAAAATGGACCCTTGGACAAGACCCATTTTTGATTTATTTCTTGAGTATTATTCAAAAAAAGAGCTAGACAATATGGTGCATGAAAATCAAATAGAAATTTCTCCATTAGCCTTTATGAGAGGCAGAACGTTCAAAAATGCGTTTGTTATTGCTGATGAGATGCAAAACAGTTCACCTAACCAAATGAAAATGCTTACTACTAGAATTGGGACAAATAGTAAAATGGTAATAACCGGCGACATGCAACAGTCAGATTTGACAACTAATAACGGATTATCTGAGCTAATTCAAAAAATTAAAATATATGATAATGAACATGCACCCAGTTCAATTGAAAAGATGATACACCTAATTACGTTAGATGTTGGTGATATAGAGAGAAGTGAAGTAGTAAAAAAGATTATTGAAATTTATAATTTTAAAAAAGTGGAGAATGTAAAGACTGAACCTGTAAAGACTGAACCTGTAAAGACTGAACCTGTAAAGCCATATATATCTGTAAGCAACATTAAAGAACGTAAACCTGAACTATTTGATTTCGACGCGCTTTACAAAAGATAACCTAATCCTTTGCATGAGGGAAAAGTAATTTGGCGGGTTCACCTAACATATTTTTATATGTGCACAAACTCATTATATATATTTACATAATGTTAAAATAAATTAAAAACTATCTTATAATATTATTACGATGTTTTGTTGTTTGTTTCGTAAGAGAGACCAAACGAATGAGTTAAATAATAAGTTAAATAATGAATTTGAAATAGAACAAATAAATGTGTTAATAACAATGGACAGAGAAAGTGAGAGAACAAGAAGCAGTGTGTATTGTAAAAACAGTTTATATTTTACAGATAGTTCATTTTATAAACCATTTTCACGCTCAACCGATTATATTATTTACGAATTAATGTATGATATTATTGACATCATTACTGAAAAGCATGAAACGGTTTTATAAAAAACCGTTTTTTTGATATCTAATAACAAAAAAAATCGCATGTTATATAAATGATTCTAGGAAATCGTATTCCGTATGAATATTTTGCAACTACAGGAAAGGGTGAATCCGAAGCAGGTTCTGAAGGATTGAAGTACGAAACTGGCTCGTACGATGCTGCTTTAACAAATGCTGGTATAGAAGACTGTAATGTTATAGAATATACGAGTGTTATCCCAACTGGTGCAAAACAAATTTCTAAAGAGGAAGGTCTTAAACGTATAAAATGGGGTGAAGTTATGGAATGCATTAAGGCACAAGCAAATGGTGATAAAGGAAGTTTTATCAGCGCGGCAGTTATGACAACTGATGTTTACGACGAACATAATACTTATTTAGGAGGATTTGCTTTAGAATATTCAGGCAGTGGTAAAAAAGAAGACGCAATTAAAAGTTTATCATTATCACTAAAGGGGTTAATTGAACGAAGAGGATACGGAGAAGTAAATGGAGTTGTAAAAATTTTTGCGAATAACAAGACATCTAGAGGGTATACTCTTTATCCAGGAAAAATATTTGTATTTGAATCATTACAGGTAAAAGAACAACATGGTAGTGTATTTGCGGCATTATGTTGGGTCTCTCATAGATTTCCATCAGCTTCTAAGAAAACAACAAAAAAAACAAAAAAGAGAAGGATATAATTTGTTTGTTATTAGTCGGACTAATAACAAATAAGAAATATTTTTATAAACTATAGAATGTCGAAAAAAGTAATTAGCGAGATTCCTAGTAGAGAAGCGTTTTTCCATCTTCTCTCAAATAATCCTGGACTAATAGTTTTAAAATTAGGAGCTGAGTGGTGTGGTCCATGTAAGCTTATTAAAAACGTTGTAAATGCTTTTTTTGCAACGTCTCCTCCGGAAGTGGTCTGTGGAGACATAGATGTAGACCAATCATTTGATTTTTATGCATTTCTCAAGAGTAAAAAAATGGTAAATGGTATACCCGTAATTTTATGTTACAAAAAGGGGAATGTTTCTTTTATTCCAGATGATGCTATAACCGGTACTGACCCTAATGAATTACATGCTTTTTTTAAAAGATGCGGCAACCATTTAGTAACAGCAACAAAACAAAATCCAACACAAATTAGCCAAACTCGATGATTTCATGATTATATTCATCTTCATCTTCATTATTACCCGTTCCATATTCCAGATAAAGTTTATAAACTACTGGAGTAGGCGATTCATAAAAGGCTCTAAAACAATTATTTCCAACAATAAAATCTCTAACTGTTGTATTTTTATCAAATGGAACATTTATTCTCTCAAGAGTATTACAATGAATCATATATAGTCGTTCAATGCAATTAGATTTAAGTTGTAAAGATAAATTTGTATGCAAATCAGCTAAAGTATTGTCTTTATAAATTGTAAAGAATTCACTAAATCCACACATTTTAGTTACTTCGAATATATAACTGCAATTGGGAATATTGTGCAAAAATAATTCCATCTTTTTTTTAAAAGAATCACCCTTGTATTTACTAGCAGGTTGGTTCATAATTATAAGTATAGTAAATTATTTTTAAGTAATATCACTTTATTTATGTTAAAATATATGTTATATATATCATGGACTTTTATGCAAATGACTATAATGATACACCTTATAAAATTCTCACACAACGAGAACAATTAACCGTGTGTGATAAATTAGCACTATGGTATTTCTTTCACAGCACGCCTAACGGGTTTTCATCATATAATGATTTGCCAAACATTTATTGTAGTTGCTTGAATATTTGTCCTGGTAATTTAGAACTAACATGCGAAAGTAATAGTTTTTTAAAAAAAAATGATGGTTGTTTTTTAATTTGTTGCTCTTTTTTATTTATATAATTCTCCAAACAAAATATATACAAATAAAATATAATTCTATAATATATGAAATCATTTACAAAATCATTTACAAATTTATTTATACTTTTTTTTATTCTTATTGTTGTTGGTATATTGTATAAAAAATTTGAGGATAAACGCATATCGGAAGAAACTACAGAGGATTATGAAACCATACAAAAATATTTATTAAATGATGTAACTTTAGCTAAGAGCAAAAAACCAATACTATGGATTCACGTGCCTTATGAGTATAATTCTAGAAAATGGCTAAGTTTCGGCTCACGTAGTTCATTTGATTTAAACCAGCCATATTTATATTTAACTGTAAAAAGTATTATAAGTCAATGTAGCAAGTCTTTCACAATATGTATTATAGATGACAATGCATTTCATAAATTGATTCCTGGATGGGAAGTCAATATGACACGAATATCAAATCCAATTTTGAACAATGTGAGAACATTGGGATTACTAAAATTAATATACATATATGGTGGACTACTGTGCCCCATTTCTTTTTTATGTATGAAAAACCTAGATGGGCTTTATAATAAAGGCATATCGGAAGGCAAAATGTTTTTATGTGAAACGAATAATAGAAATACAACATCATCAACGTATGATTTTTATCCCAGTTTATCATTTTGTGGAGCTCCAAAAGAAAATATGATGCTGTCAAATTTAATAGATTTTATACAACGTACATCGTCAAAAGACTTAACGGCAGAGTCCGTCTTTTTGGGTGATTTCGATAGATGGTGTGAAGCACGAATTAGGTCGGGACAAATAAATTTAATAGATGGCACTGAAATAGGAATCAAAACGGTAGACGATAGACAAATAGTAGTAGACGATTTAATGTCAAATCAATATTTAAATATATATCCTGGAACGTATGGAATTTTAATTCCCGCATCCGATTTGTTAAATCGTATAAAGTTTGAGTGGTTTACGCGAATGTCTGCCAAACAAGTATTAGAATCTGACACAATTATTGGCAATTATTTATTATTAGCAAACGCACCGGATAATGAACGAGGTATAATAGAACCATTACAAGTAAAACCAGATTGGGTTGGGTTTTGGAAGACGCCTAACTTTCCTGGATTATATGGACTAAAACCAAACTTTTTGGGCGATAATCTTATTAAACAACCTTATACGGGACGTTAAAACATATATAAAAAACTAGCTTAAATATTATGAATGAATAATATTTAAGAAATGGCATTGGCATCTCCTACAGACTGTTTAGTATTTAAACTTGAAGAATTCGGTTGCGACAATTTTCGTCTTGACACAACAATGTTTATTATTTACGATAATAATAATGAAGAATTTATTATTCGTGGACGTCGTGCGACGTCACTTCATCCTTATGCTTTTACATGCAAAAAAGTGTCTGACCTAGTTAGTTTTATTGAATTTGTTATTTGTGACGAAAATTTTCTATCTTACACGCTTTATAGTTTTGATGATTTGCCGTCGTATTCATCTGATATAACCGTTGAATTGCTCGAAACCATTACCACATGCAAAACAAAGGACGAAGTTGCTGGTTATGATAACAAAAGATTTAATGCAAAACAATTGAGTAATATTTTGAAAATATTACAAAATGTGTTTAATTATTATTAAAATTTTAAAGTAATTATTTATACTGATGAATGAAATAGGTTCATTATTTTTAGCAACGCTAGTTTTAGCAGTTGGAGGAGTAGGACTTTACGTTTATAAAACACCTGAATTATACGAACAAAATGGAGGAGATGATGAAGACATTGAGGAAGAAAATAATGAAGAAAAATACGACGAACCTGAAATAATTGAAACTAAACCCCGTGCCGTTAAATCAAAAAAAAATAGACGGAAAACAGTGGGAACGAAGAGGAGATATTACTAAAAATAAATGTAATAAACTATGTCATATGACGAATGGTCATATTTAATTTGTGATGTGTAAATTGTTTTATTTACATTACAAATTTGCCTAATAATAGTAGTAAAACTATTATACGTTAAGGGTTTTGATAAATACTTTTGTTTGGAAATATGATAATACGGATTACATTCTGTTATAAAAAGATAAATGTCTTCCGTAAATAATCCCTTTTTAAAGGCAGTTTTATTAAAAATATAATATTTTTGTGTTTTTAAACATATTTTATCTAATAAATTAAATAAAATTTCACTATGAATAGGTTTTTTGAATATTTGACAAGACATTATTATATATAATGAATAAATATAATAAAAATAATAAAATTTGTTTTTTTTGTTTTTAAACGCAATCGCAACTGTAATTGCAAATCACAGTGAGCTTATCAAATTATTTGTAAAAAGTGCCAATTCAATTTCGTCTTCATGAACGTTGTAAAAAATAGTAATGTATTTACAAATGTACGGCAGTATTATATATTTCTGACTTTCGTTTAATATGGTTGTATTTTTTACAAAAATAAAATAGTTATCAAGTATGTCCATAACCGAATATCCTTTATCATAAATATTATAAATTATGGTTACTGCATTTTGTAAATCTTTGTTTATTAAATAATTAGTATATTCTTCAAAAATTAAAAAACTAATGTTACAACACAAATTTGTTGCTAATTTAAGTGTTATTTTATGTCCATACAACTTAAATTTTTCCATATAGTTGATAAGAATCTTGACATTATTATTAGAAATGTTAATAATAAATTCTTCTACACCAACATCTAATTCAATATTTTCCGTTATTTTTATTTTATTTATCAAATTTACAAGTCTTACTCTATTAAGTTGTTTTATTTTAATAATAGTGAATCGCGATTGAAGACTTTCAATTACCTTTTGAATGTTGTTACATGAAGATATAAAATGGACATTATGACTATATTTATCAATGCAATTTCTAAATACTTGTTGGCTTTGTTCATTTATTAGGTCTATGTCATCAAGAACAAGAAATTTTTTTTTGTTTTTTACATTAGAACACGTCTGACAAAAAGTTTTGACGTCTGTTCTGTAGTAATTAATTCCCTGCTCCTTAAGACTATTTATGTAGAGAATATTTTCTTCATACTCCTTTGGTGAATACCCTACATAATATTCACTTATTATAGTATTTAACATGGATGTTTTGCCAGATGACATATCGCCAATTAACAATATATTTATAGCATTCATTTTAATAAGCGTCTTTAACGTTTGTACAATTGCATCATCAATTTCATAATCGCAAAAATAGATAGGCTGAAATTTATAAACGAATAATTTCTTTTCTATTTCCATTAATTATTATACGTAATTTTTTATTTAAGTATATCTTTGTTAATATTAATTAATGGCAGAAAATTATTATACTATTTTAGGTGTTGATGAAAAAGCAAGCAAAGAGGAAATTAAGAAGGCCTACAGAAGCCTTTCAATGAAGTTTCATCCTGACAAAAATCAAGGAAATCAAGAATGTGTAAGTAAGTTTCAACAAATTAGCGCAGCATATGAAACTTTAGGAGATGAAAAAAAGCGTGAAGAATACAATATGTCTAGAAGTAATCCTTTTATGAGGATGAACGCTAACAATGGGGGAATGGAAGTACCAATAGATGATATATTTAGTGCTCTTTTTGGTGGAGGGGGTAGCGGTTCTAATTTCGGAATGCATGGGTTTCCGCCTGGCTTTCCCCCTGGGTTTGCTGGGCAAAAAATCCACGTTTTTCATGGAGGAATGCCTATGAATTTTAATCAAGCCATGCAAAAACCAACACCTATTATTAAAAATATATCAGTGAACATTGAGCAGATTTTATTGGGCTGCACGATTCCTATAGAAATTGAACGATGGTTATTGGAAAATGGTACTAAAGTGTTTGAGCGCGAAACTATATATGTTAATATACCAAAAGGAATAGATGACAACGAGTTAATCATATTAAGAGACAAAGGGAATATTCTAAATGAACATTGTAAAGGAGATGTAAAATTATTTATAACTATACACAATGATTCACAGTTTAAACGTTCTGGTTTAGACCTGATTTTCGAAAAAACGATTTCACTGAAGGATTCGTTATGTGGGTTTTCATTTGAAATAAAGTATATAGACGGTAAATCATATACTATAAATAATAACAGCGGAAATATTATTCCGCCCGAGTACCGCAAAATAATACCAAAAATGGG